GCCTGGACGGGGTCTTCCGCTAACTTGACGAACTCATCAATCGTGCTGGAAATAGCCTTGCCGGTAGCGATCTCCATGGCGATCGCGGCACGGCTAACCTGCTCGATCTGGTCAGCTGCCACTTTGCCGGTGCGGGCCACTTCTGCCAGGACTGCAGCAGCATTGCCCTGGGTACCCGCTACATCATCAATACGGCGAGCCATGTCGCTAAGCTGATCTGAGCTAGTTCCTGCAATGTTGCCGGTAAGAATCAGCGCCTCATTATACCGGCGCGCTTCATTGGCCCCTTTCTGCTGGGCGACAACAGCCAAACCTACGGCGGCGGCAACCCCGCCAAACAGTAGCGGCATGGGTTTGATGGAGGAAATCAGGGCGCGCGCGGCGGGCTTGACCCCGCCAAAGGAATCCTTCAGCTGGCCGCCTTGCTGGATGGCCACCATCCAGATCGGCATGCCAGATGCCAAGCTTGTGGTGATATCGGTGATCTGAGCCGGCAGCTGCCGCATGGCCTGCTTGTATTCACCTGCTGAAAGCCCGCCACGGCGCATGGCGTCAGAAGCTTCATCGACATCGTCACTCAGGCCACTAACCGGGCTCTTGCGGTTCTTGCCGCCCATGCCATTAACGCTTTTGTTGGCCTTATCGACTGCGGCGTCCATGTTCTGCGCGGACTTGGTGGCAGCATCCAGATCCTGTTTGACCTTGGCGGGGCCTTTGCCATCGAGGTTGTCCAATCGCTTGCTGGTGCGATCAGCGCTTTCCCCAACGTCATCCAGGGCGGTATCGAGCGCATCCAGTTCTTGCCGACCTTGTTTAAGGTCAGCCTGCATTCGGAGCGCGAGTTTGAGGTCTTGGTCTGCCATGGGGGGATCATGGCGGGTATGGCGGGAATCGTCTTTTGAACGCGGGCAAAAAAATAGCGGCCTCCATGGCCGCTAGTTAGTTATCCCTGAGCGATTTTATATAGCTTTCTGCTTTGTCCTTATCCGCACCAAAGGCCATCCGGACATCACTAAACCGGGCAACCCGTTGGTGCCGCTCACGGCGTAATGCTGCATCGAAATACAGCATTATTTGTCGCTCGGTGTAGCCTCCGATTTGGTCGGCTCGGTGGCCTGCTCCGATGAGGGTGGCGTAGATTTCTCGCCAGCGGACTGGCTTGCCTTTTCGAGTCGGTCTTGCAGTTTTCGGCTGACCACCCGTCTTTGAGCAGACCGAACAAAAAAAGGGCCGCACACACTCCACCAGGTGTAGAGCAGCACATCCCCGTCATGCTCACCGAGTGAATCAATCCACTCCAGGGGCATATCGGCAGAATCAGCCACCAGCTCCAGGGCCAGATCAAGGTGCTCGGCCAGCAGGTCCAGGATCTCTTCCAGCGATGGCTGGCCACCACTGAGAATCTCTTCCAGACCATGTATGAATGGCTTTGCTTTGGCGCGGATCTTCAGCCCCTCAACAAAGCCGTATTCACGAATGACCACCTTCACCCCGGCAATAACGACTTCCTGCTCGGGGTGAAGGATCTCCAGGTCATTCTCCTCCTGGGCGTCAGGCTGTTGCTCTTTCGGCACCACCCTCGCCATTAGGAGGCCTCCAGCAGCTCAATCCGGCCAAAGCCACCCAGCGCCTCATCCATGGCCGCCCCAGACTCAAACAGGCAGGTGCCGGTCAGCGAAATCTCACCGAAGCTGCTGTTAATGAGGTCCAGCTGGGAAACCGGGTTGAACTTCAGCTTGTAAAGGCGAACCCGAACCTTCTCTCCGGAGCCATCTACGGTGTTCATTCCGTCCAGCATCAGATAACGGATCGGTGCCTGCTGGGTGAACATGGTCAGGTCGGTGGCCGCACCATTCTCGTAGTCGGCAAGCAGGGGCTGGGTTAATGCCGCAACATCCAGCATTTCCAGCACACCGCCGTCTGCGCTGACGATACGGTAATGGGTATCTTCCACCAGAGTGGTCGGCGCGCCGTCACTGTCTTCGATCGTCAGCGCGCTGATGCCGCCACGATCCAGCACAACCATGTCACCGTCGCCAACCGTGGGGATCTCCTCATCCGTCACCGTGCCGGCAACGATATCCCGTACAGAACCATACAGGCCGAGAGCCAGGTTCTTGGCGGTACCGTGATAGAGGGTCAGCGTGAAAGAAACCTCAGTCGAGGTATTCAGGGTCGCGCTGGTCAGCCGGTTGCCCGAGTGGCTTTCCTGCCGGGTTTCCTGGGATACCGACGGGGAAATCTGCAGCACACCGGCATCGTTCACCCAGTGCATGGCGCCGGGCTTGCCGCCGGCAAGGGATGCGCCCAGGTACACTTTGCCCTGGAGGGAAAAGTCTTTCATTTCTGATCTCCCTTATTCTCAGTTGAAGAGCCGCCTTTGGGACCGTCAGTCTTGACCGGCTGATAGCCACCGGGCCCGGTTTTGATCTTGCCGCGTTCAGCAAGCCATTCCGCCTGGCGAGGGGTGACGTCGATTTCGGCGCCTTCCTTTCGCGGCTTACCCGCATGGGTATGGGGCTTGGTGAGGGTGACTTTCACCGTCTTTTTCTTGGTGCTCATGGGGCGTTGCCTCCAATGAAGTGGGTGGTAGTGAAAACGTCGATCCAGAGCAATGTGTTGGCGTCGTAATCCAGCACATCGCCCTGCAGCCAGCCGATGGGCCGCATAGATTGATCATCCGGTTGCCACCCCATCAGGGCCTTGCGGATATGGCCAATCAGCGGGGAGGCATCCTTCGCCGCTTGGGCGCCGGTGTTGTCCCGGTAGTTGCGTACCGCAGTAATCACCCCGAAGGTGACTTTGGCTTGCTGCTTACCGGAAGGGCGCCGGGCTGGCTGCCCGGTTGGCTCTTCCATGCCTTCTTCCCGGGCCAGAACCACGTAGGCAGAAGGCACCCGATAACTGCCCAGGGATGTCACGGCCGCGAATTCAGCCGCACCCTTAACCTGGTGCAGATCCGGTACTACATCGCGGAGTCGCTGCTCGATGACCGTGGTATCCAGGGGGGCGCTCATCAGAAGTCCTTCAGGTTGTCGCGGATGGTGGACGATCCCGGTGTGAACTCTGGTGAGCCGGTACCCTGGCTGACCAGGTCATCCTCAGCACCCAGGCTGAATTTTCCCTCGGCAGTCAGCTGCAGCAGCTTCATGGCATCCCGGTAATCCCGCACGATCGGATCGCTCTTTTCGTCAGTGCGGATTCTGTCCTTGTGCAGGAAGTAACGAGCAATCGCCCGGGTCCAGGCGGTAACAATGCCTGGCATCGGATTGAGGGGCAGGTACCCACGCTTTCCCAGGAAGCCATCGATGGTGGCCTGCGCATCGGAAACCGCATCATCAATGCGCTGCAGGGCGTCATCCGCCACCGCGATTTCAGCGGCTGACCAGGCGCTGCGATCATCCCCTTGCAGGGTGGCCTCCATCAGCTCGGCTGCCACGATGTGCTCGTGGGTGGCGGTCGCCACCTCTGCGAGTTCACGGGCGCCGGGCCGTTCGGCTAATTGGGCGTGGGAGATATAGCTCATGCGCTAGCGATTCCGGCAAAGGCGCCTTCTTCAATGACCAGGTCTTCCCGGCCCCGCAGCTCGGCCACCTGTTCCTCGGTCAGCGCATCCAGGGCAAAACCGATACCGTCTTCGTCGATAGCCATGTCGCCCCACTGGACGGTGCCTTCTTTGGCGTGTACCCAGTAGCCTTCCACTTCCTGGGCTTTCAGGTGCTCAGCCCACTCGCTATCGCGGTCAGCGGCTTTCAGCTTCAGGCCACCGACTTTCTCCAGGGCCTTCAAGTCCGGCGCACCGTTCGATTTCATCCAGTGATCCGGGTTGTTCGGGTCCAGCTTGGCGATCGCTTCGGCAAAAGTGACGGCATCACCCCCACCGGGGTTAGGTGCATCGTCGCCCAGCGGTGTAAGGCTGCCAGACTTCACCAACGGCGCGGCCAGCTCTGCTTTCAGCTCGACTTCACCCTTTTTGGAAATCAGCCCATTGACCTTGACCGGGCGTTCAATCTTGAAACGTGCCATTACGTTCTCCTGAAATAGGGCCGGTTCTGGCGGAGGGTATGTGGCTATGAACCGGCAAGTTCGCCACCGCCTGGGGGGGGGATTAGCCCACGTTCTGGAACAGGTAACCCGCTTCCATGCCGCTGATCACCGGCGTACGCTCATAGGTCGTCGGGTACATCCAGCTCTTGGCGTTGTCGTCGTAGTAGGCTTGCTCCACCAGCGGGTGACCGTCCATGGTGTAGCTATAGCCGTAGCTCGGCTCTTCCATGGAGCTGGCCTGCTGGGGCACATAAGCCAGTACGGCATCAGGACCCCAGACATCGCTGAAGGCATCGTTGGTACCAGCGGTGACTGCCCGACCCACCACAACCCGATCCAGATCCAGCAGTGCGGCGATCATCTCGACAGTGATGGAGTCACGGCTGGTGTACTTGAATCGCTCCAGTACCTTGGCGTTCTCGCGCATAGCAGCAAATGCTTTAGCTGACAGCGTCAGGGTGTTGGCTTCCATGCCGGTGGTTTGGCGGATCGCTTCCTGCCCCAAGCGGATATCCTTGGCCGGGTTATTGGCGTCATCGGTCCAGGGGCTCGCGGCAAGGTCCGCCTTGTGGTCGTTGTCGTAGTTGTTGGCATCACGTGCCAAGGTAGCCTGTTCGACTTCCAGCGCCAGGCTGGCAATGCGCATCGCGTTGTTGGTAGCGCGTTGGCCAAGATTGATACCTGGCGTCTGGCTGGCATCGCGCAGATGTTCACGGGGCACTACGCCTTCCAGTGCGTCCTGGACCAGGGCAAAGGGTTTGCCGGCATAACCGAACTGCACCCGCTTGGTAGCGGAGCCGGGGGTACGACGGATGTTGTACTGACGGAAGCTTTCTTTTCCGAAGGTCAGAATCTGACCACCGGACACGGCAACCGGTACCCGAGGGAACAGCGCCATGCCCACATGCTCCGGGTGGCGATACCCCTGCGCATGCGTGGACAGGATCGGGTCGATAACACGGACTTGACGATTATTCATTTCAGGCTCTCCAGTTGGCCTAGTTAACGATCAGCAGGACTTCGATGAGATCGCCGTCTGCGGCGGCTTCCTGCAGCGCCCGGGCCACGGTGACCCCGGCATCAAGGGTGACGCCTTTCGCGTCGGCACCAACTTCAATTTCGGCACCTTCGGCGATGGCGCCGCCGGCTTCGATGACAGTGGTGCCAATCACATCCACCCCGAAGTCATCACCAATAACGGCGTCATTAACGGCGGCCCCCATGGCATTGCCTGCTGCAGCAGCAGGGGCGCCATCGAAACCGACAAAACGGTTCTGAGTGATGGCGGCGGTGGCAGAGGCGGTCAGCGTCAGCAACGCGATCTTTTGAGCGCTCATGAAACTCTCCTTTAGCTCACCGCGCTGATGGCGGTGGTGTAGTCACATTGATGTTTGGCCTGGTAAGCCACTGCCTTGTTGTGGATGGCAAGGGCGTCAGGGTCGACGGAATAGCCTGCCGGCGCAGCAAACTGGGCCGTTGCCCCGGTTTCTTCTTCCGGCGCACCGCGCTCGTTGAAGTCAACCCGAGGCGGCAGGCCCTCAAGGAACGAGTTCAGCCAGTCGCTACCAGGCTTCTTGACGGTGGTATCGCCTTCGGCGAACTCCACGACAGTCTCGTCGTCCTGGGCTTCCATGAAGGCAACCAGGCCTTCCTTTTCCCGGGGCAGCACCTTGCCTTCCTTCACCAACTTCTCGGCGAACTCGGCAATCTCTTCCTTGCGGGCAGCGGCAGCCTGTTCTGCCAGTTTCTTTTCCTTGGCAGCCAGTTCCTGTTCGCGGGTTTGCAACGCGGTTTCACGCTCAGCAAAGTCCGCAGCCTGTTGCTCTTTGTCTTTATTCGGGTCCACGGTGGGCTCCTTATGGTGATGAGTCGTATCGGTAGGGGCAGCAAAAGCCGGCTGGCTTTCCATCAGCTGCGGGTCACCGGCACGTTCTGCATCCCGTGCCAGATAATCGGGAATAACCTGGTCAGCCGTTTCGGCGCCGAACTTCTCCAACAGCCAGTCACGCAAGCCACGGGTAAGGCGGCCCAATACCCACCGGCTTTCAAAGTCGGCATCGGCAAACTCAATGGTGACCAGGTCAGCGGCTTCGTCAGAAAAACTGGCGGGCTTCAGGCCCTTCACTGCCGGGGCGGCAGCGCCAAGAAAGCCAACATGGCGCAAATACCAAACGCCAGGCTTCGGGTTGGAGGGATGATTCGGGGGCCAGAAAGAAGAGCTGATCTTGGGGAACCGGCCATCGTTCACCATCTCGGCAAAGTTCGGCTCCACCTTTTCTGGATCAGCGGTGACGATGCCTTCTTTGAAAGCCAGGCCAGACACCCAGCCATAGGCCGGGTCTTCCACTTTCGGGTGACCAACCACCAGCGGCGCACTGAATAGCGCCGGGTCGTAGGCCTCCACGGAGGCTTTCACATCCTCTTCGGTGAAGGTGTATTGCTTACCGTCCATGCCGGTATGGATGCCTGCCTTGAAAATTTCCAGTCCGTTCATGCCACCCACTCTGGTGTGTATTTCAACGTGATGGATGCAGACTAGTGCCGGGGGGCGTGCAGGGTCTTTTGAACGCGGGCAAAATTTGCTCGGGTGGGGTTTTCAGACTGGAAATGGCAACTCAGGCAGAAACCCCGAGCGGGAAGGCCTCAATTCGCTTTTATAAAACTTTTACGGCATCGAAACGGGGTTTGGGTGCGGCAACGGTAGCGGCAAAGGCGCTGAGAGGCCTTACAGGGCCTCTCAGCCGCCCATGGCATTTTGCAGATAATCGTGGGCTTTCTTGACGATCTGGTTGTTCTGCTGCTCATTGGTACCCAACCAGGGCCGGGCAGGAATCCGGATCTTGTAGCCACCCACATTCACGGTCTGAGCAAAATTACTCTTGCCCTTCTTCACGAACTGGTTACCAACACTGCCGTCACGCTTCTGGCGAAAGTAGACCTCACGAGTACTGGCAGCCCGATCGATCTCAGCACCAAAGTGTTGCGCTGCCCCATAGGGTCGGTCGGTACCGAACTCCAGGCCGGTTTCGTCATACTGGCCGCGCAGGGTGCCAGCCAGGTACCCACGCAGTGTGAGGATCTTATTCGCGTTGCGGTGCTTGCGCTTCTTGTACGCCGGCGACAATGGCGCCCAGGGTGCCCCCTCCGGCGACACCTGGTTGCGAAAGCGCTGACGGTGCACTCGTGTCAGGTATTCAATGATGACCTGAAACAGTGGGCCGGGGTTATCCAGGCTCTGGATCGCCGCGCCGATCTTGGCGCTGACGTCCTTATGGTCGAAGTCGATCTTGGCACCAGCCATGGAACCTCCTAAACTGGGGGTGTACTGATTGAGCGGGCAGCCCCGGCCAGGGCCTCCAATCCCACGCTCACGGTGCCCCCGGTGTGGCCGCGCCGGGGGTTTATTATTCCTCCCGCCGGTACAGCAACACCCCGTGCCGCTGCAGCTCCAGGTACCCCTCTACGTCGCTGGAAAAGACGGTGATACCGCCCCAGCCGGTTTCCCCATGCTCAAACACCGCCAGTGCTGGCAGTTGCTCACCCGGCAACATGAACCGCGCCACGTAACGCCGGCGGACTACGGCCCGGCCTTTGGCATGCTGGTATTCGATATTGGCCCACACCTCATCCGGTGACAGCACCGCATCGGCCAGCAGCTTCATGAACCGGCCACGCCCACGCTTATTGGCTTTCAGTTCGCCGGAGCGACGATCCCGGAACAGCTCTTGTCCCATCACCAAGGCCTCGCCCAGCACATCCCGCACCAGCGAGGGGCGATCAAGGGTGGCGCCGAATTCTTCCAGGAAGGCCTCGGCATACTGCGCCTCACTGAGATCCGGGGGCAGCAGTCTGGATGCCGGCATCGGGCGCGGCGGCGGCAAGGGCTCCGAGGCTCGACGGCTTGGCACGCCACCTGGCGGGGGCTGCATGTCGTATTCAGGGGGTATGGCACTCTTCAGGCGGCTACGACCAGGTGCATGCTCAAAGCCCGGGTCGATCCCTGCAGGAACGCGCACCGTTCTCGGTCCGTCAGGACTGCGCTGCCCGATAACTCGCTCTTCCCATTCCATGGCGGGAGCCTCGTCCGGGCCATCCTGGCCCAGCTCACGCAGGTCGTCTTCAGTCAGGCCTGTCACATAACACTGGCAACCCCAGGCATTGATCGGGAAATGGGTTTGCCACCAAGGGTCATCCGCTCGCAGGATCATCCCATCCCATGCCAGGTGTTTCTGGCGCGGGTGCTCAACGGCATCGCTGTGGTGATACTGCCAATACGGTAAGGCACCGATCGCGGACTGCAGCTGCTCATAACGGCCTGCTGAGTAGCTGGAGAACAGGTTGGTTTCGTAGATGGTCCGGCTTCGCCAGGAGCGCCCGCCGTTGTAGTCCCAGCCGTGGCGGGCAACGATCTTGTCAAAGTCCTTGCGGAACTCCTCGAGCGTGCCTCCCTCAGCGATTACCTTTTCCACCGCCTCACGGAAATCCGCCACGATGGCATCGCGGTTGGCACCTGCCACCATGAAAGCCCAGTCATGCTCCTGGTTGTAGATATCCGTCCAGCTTTCGGTCGGGATATTCAGCTTGCGGCGGAAGAACTGGATCTGCTCCTGGAAAGGAACAGATCCATAATTAACGGAGGGCATCGGGATCTTCCTCCACCACCTCGTTGCGGCCAGCCAGGCGCGCCGTGGCCAGGGCTTCAGCCATAGCATCCGCATACTGGTCCAGGGTCAGATCTGGGTACACCTGCAGCAGGCGATCGCGCAGCGCTTCCAGAGAATCCACTTCCTCAACGATCTGGCGGATCTGGTTAATCCAGCTGTCAGTGGATTGCTCCACATTCGTGCGGGCAGCCGGCTCCAGTTGCTGGGGTACGGATGGGTCACCTGCAGCAAAGTTGGCCTCATTGCCTGGCACAGCAGGTGGATCGTTGGCAGGGGCTTTCTCTTCCCATTCCCCGCCATAGTTCTCCTGGATGTGTTTTAGCGTTGGCTTGAAGCCCATGTCGTAAATGGTCTTGTCACGCTCTGCACGCTTGTTGGTGTCTTCATCCGGTTCCACCTTGCGATACACACGCGGCACTGCAGCGCCGGGGAAGTTCCACTCGGTGAGCCAGCGGCCAACGCTGGTGTTGTAGCTCTCACACACCAGGTCGGCATCTGCCTTCACCAGATCCAGGCGCACATCGCTCTGTAGCTCCTCATTGCCCAGTTTGCCGGGGGTGCCTTCGGAGCTGGCAGTCTGCCCGAGGCAGACCTTGGCGATGGCCCGGTCCATGCGATCCATCAAGCTGGAATAATCGGCGGTACCGGAGCGGGCGGCCTCCAGCAGTTCGATGGCCATCCCGTCCGGCACGATCACGCCGGCATCCGTGCTGATTGCTCCCAGTGCCTGCAGCAGCTTTTGCTTTTCGTGGGGGAGCGCATTCGGTGGGTAAGTGCCCTTGGCCGTGGGCTGGCCGAACTTCTCAAGGAACACCAGCCAGTACTTCAGGCCGTTTCGCTTGAACCACACCGGCCAGTACAGCCAATGGCCCAAGCCAAGACCGTAGGGTTCATCGTCGTGATCGCCGCCGGTAGTGAAATGCCAGAACTTCTTATCTGGCAGCAGCTCGCCTTCCGGGTTGTTCCAGGTGCGCATGCGCAGCCGGCTTTTGCCATCAAAGCCGAAACGCTGGCGGTTGCGCACGATCAGCCGATCGATGGTAACGAACCGGGAATCACGGCCCCACATGGGCTCAGCAACGGCGAAGCCATAGAAGATGCCAAACAGCATTTTCTCGGTGACCCTATCCCAGCCGATGTGCTGGATCTGCTCAGCCATGAAGTCTGCCGCCGCTTTGTCCTTGCGGGTCTTGCCGCCAGGGTCTACCCCCCATTCCTTGCTGGATACTGCCAGGCGGCGCTGGTTGAAGGTGCTGCCGACCTGGTCATCGCGAAGCACTTCCTTGTAGAGGTTGTAGTCCCCGTTGCCACGGGTCATCAGCACGCTGTCGGTCGTGGGCTGTATGGACATTGGGTCCAGGTAACCCCGGGTGATATCCCGACCATCGCTGGTGGAGGCTACCTCTCGCATTTCTGGCCGTGCGTTGCTGGCCGGCTGGGTAGCGAAATTGGCAGGCACCAGCAACCCGGAATCAAGCTGTTCAAAATCGGCCATCAGAAGCCTCCAAAATTGTTGCCGCCACCGACGGTGCCAAAGCCGGTGTCGGTGAGTGAAACAGGTTGCGCCATGTCCGTATCCATCAATGCAGTCCGTCGGCCAGTAGATTGGTAATCCGCCGTCCAGGCATCCATGGCGGCGGCACAGTTAGCCAGCACACAAGCCATGGCAGAATCACCATGGCGATGGCCTTTCTTATCGGTTTTACCCTCAGGCAGGCGGGCCACACCACGAACCAAGACGAAGGCTCGATGGTCTTCCAGCACATCATCATTCTTCGGGATAGTGATGGTGCGATCTTCAAACCGGGCCTTGTAGCGAGGCATTTGCTCCCGGTACCACTGCTCAGTAGCCATCACCTGCTCAACCAGTGCTCCCCATCTATCATGGGCCGCTTCCCCGATGTATTGGCCATTACCGCGGCTATCGATTGCGACGCCACTTAGCCGGGGCAGCGCATCTCCCAAGGCAAATAGCACTTGCTCTTGCTGCTTGAAGGGAACGTTGTGCAGCTCCACCAGGAAGGGCACGGTATGGTGCAGCGTCTTGCTTATAGCCATTGGGGCCAGCACTGACATATCACCACTGCGGGCGAAGTCCATGCCCAGGGCATGGCGTAATTCCGGGTCCAGGGTCTTCAGTAGCGGGCGCAGCTCATCATTGATCCAATCCTGCATGATGGCCGCTCGCTGCGGCTCGGGCAGCTGATTGAATTCCCGGGTACCGTTAAAACGAAGCACTGGCGCTTTGGCCATGCAGGCTTCAATCATCACGCGGGTCAAATAGGCGCCACCGCCCATGGCGGGAATGCAGAACAATTCTTCATCGTGGTTGGGCTTGTAGCGATTTATCAGCTGCTGCCGCCAGCTAGCCTCGCCATCCCGACTCCAGACCTGCCCAGTCACCTTGCAGATTCGCTTATACAAACCATCGGCCAGGGCGTCATCCAAGGTCGCGCGATGCAGCGAGTAGTCATATCGACCGGCACGGATATCATTGATCAGAGTGTTGAAGGGGTTATCTTCACCGTTGTGAGTACTGATGATGCGGATCTGGCCACCCCAGATCGTCATCGCCATGGCGGCTTTGAGCAGCTCCTCGATGTCATCCACGAATGCGGCCTCATCGATCACTAGCCGCTCACCAGGGCGCCCCTTGGAACGCAGGTTGCGAGGGTTGGAAGTAAACGCCTGAATACTATTTCCGGAATCAAACTTGATGGTATAGGTAAGGATCTGGCGGTCGTCCTGCTCGATCACCGATTCTTCAATCTGGCTGGCGGCGGCCTGGTAGGCTTTGGCCCAGCCAGCACAGTCCTGGATGAACCCTTGGGTCATCTCCTTGTTGTAGGAAATGTAATAGACGTTGGCGCCTTCTTCTGAGGCAGCGTAGAGCACATCATCCGCCGCTTCGGCATAGGACAGACCAATCCGGCGACTTTTCTCCATCACCTTAACGGCGGCATTGTCTGTCACCCAACGCTGCTGATAGCCGAGCAGAATGGCATCGGCGTTATTGGCTTCCTGGACGCCTTCAGCGATCGGATTGCGTTTCACGCCATGCCCTCCATGATCGCAGCCCGCAGAGCGGCCACGCCATCTTTGGTAAGCCCTTGGGCACGTCCGGCGTTTTCAGCATTGGCTGCAGCTTCTTCCAGGGCCTGCTTACGAACCTCTGCCGCCAGCCGCTTCTGGCTAACACTGGCACGGCCCAAATCCGCAATCGCCTTGGTCACCTTGGAGATATCACCAGGATTCAATTCGGCCTCCATCACCACGGTGAACAGCTTCTCCTGGATAAGGCGCATCAGCGCCTCATTCACGGCACCTTCTTCGTCTGGTGCGCTGTCGACCACGGCGCGGGCCTGTTCGGTTACCAGGCGCACGGCATCCAGGCGATCCTGAAATGACTTGCCATAGCGATGCAGGCTGGAACTGGAGATATCGATGCCCCGGTCCCGGCACAGCGCTTCCAGCTCCTCATAGCCGGAAAAGCCACGCTTTACCAGCTCCTGATTCAGCCAGTCTTTGTCCTCATCATTGAGGGTTTGCACCTTGGATACCCGGGGCATACTCAGCCCTCCCAGTATTTTTCAGGCCGGGCGATGCCGGGATGGCACTCCACGGTGTACTCGGCCACATCCACCCCGTAGTGCGTCAGCTTGGCGTGCCAGGCGCCAGCCGGGGTTTTCTCTACCTGTACCAGCTTGCGGTCGTCCAGGTATTGCAGCTCGCGCCGCACTTCAGTGGCAGTGGCATCCGGGTACACCCCCTGGATGGTCTGAAGGATCAGTTGCTCATGCGCCCCGATCGGGCGGGCGTGGTTGAGCGTGAGCAGGATCGTCCAGCGCATGCCTTCGCGGCGCACCTTGTTATGATCAATCACGTTTTGCCTCCCGGATTTGCAGGTTTTCCAGTTTCAGGGCCAGCCCATCCAACTTGCTTTCAATGAGGCTCTGGCCGCGTATGTAGTCTTCTCGCCGCACGTACTTTTCAGGCAGGTCGGCACGTAACTCCATCAGCTGCCTCTCCACTCTGGCGACCTCTTTGCCGTTGTCGCCTTCCTTCTTTTCAATCTGTTCAAGCCGGAGCTGGAGAATGGCGAACTTCTCATCCAGGTGTTTCTCAAACATGGTCTGTTGGCGGCGGCTCATCCCCCAAAACAGGCCCACCAGTGTCAGTACCAGCCCCAAAAATTTGGCGATGTCGATGGAGATCTCGCTCATTCTTCCCCCTGGTTCATTCGGAACTGGTACTGCTCATACTTCAGCCCGGCGCATTCGCCATAGAGGTCGTACATGATCTTCAGCGTCACGGGCATCTCATTCGGGTCGTTGGTCGGGTACGGGAGGTGGGCGCTGCAGGGCGTCGCCGAGGCCTCCGGTTGCGGCTTTGATGGCACGCTCTCTAGCGGCGACAAGCTGCTGCATGACACGCTCGCTATAGCGAAGATCGGCGCGCAGATCAGCATTCTCCTGGAGGGCATCGCGTAGCTCCTGGGTGGTTTGTTGATCGAATTGGGCTTTGTCGGACAGCAGCTGGGAAATTCGCAGGCTCGCCGCTTTTGAATCCCTGACCAGGTCCGCATGCTCGGCAAGGGCTTCGCCCAGCTTGGTAACCGTCGCGGAGCTGGTTTTAGCCTGCACAGCGGTTTCGCCATGGTGGTAACCCCAGAAGTAGGCGCCGGCACCGGAGAGCAGCGAACTCAGCAACACGGCCACGATCCAGCGGGCGATCATGGGCACACTCCATTCCCCCACGCGGCCCTCTCATACAGGGGCTCCCAGCGCAGGAGGATCTTGCGGGGATATCCCCGGTTTTCTTTCCAGTTGGCGGTGGAGCGGCCCGCATTAACCCGCTCCACCGAATCGAACCAGACCAGCGGATCAAGCCCCTTACTTGATGCCAGCCTTTTGTCGCGGTAGACCCAGCCAAGGCCACCGTTGTATGCAGATAACACCATTGCCCACTTCTCGCAGGGGCACGCGGCCTGGATTCGTGCATGCAGCCACTTGTCATAGAGCACCATGGCGCGCAAGGCCCAGCCCGGGTTATACGGCTGCCGGTCGCCCAGGTGGCTTGGGTAAAGCTCTGCAAACCAGTCAGACGTGGCGGGCATGAATTGCGCCAGGCCTTCAGCCCCAACAGGGGAGCGCGCATTAACGCGCCAGCGGCTCTCCTGATGGATTTGCGCGGCGAATGCGGCCACTGGGGCATCCAGCCCCCAGAGGGCATGAGAGGTGCGAATAAGAGTGCGCTGATAGCGTTTGGCATCCGCCGGGATCTCATCCGCATAGGCAGGCTGGCAACCAATGGCGGCGAACACGACCAGAGCCGTTAACGCCAGCACCGCAATGATCTGGAAAATCCGCTCCATACGCATCACTACAGCCCCAGCGTTAGGCCAAGGATCACAGCGAAGATCACCACCGCCCGTCTGATCATCAGCAGGCTGATCGCAGTGTTGATATGTTCCGGGCCGCAGCTATTGGGCTCACGCGGAAAGAGGAAACAATGCGGGCGGGCGTAAGGGAAAAGCGCCCGGTCGATCCAGTACCCAAGCACGGCACCCAAGCTGACCAGGGACAACTTGTAGAGCACAACAGGCAACTGCTGAGGGTTCAGCAGCGCCAGCATGGCCAGCAGACCAATAGTGATAAACAACCAAACAGAAAGGCGGGGCATGACGTTCTCCGGTTTCATATGAATCAAAACGACTACGCCCCCATAATCGGGGGCGCAGCGGAAAACGTCTTTTGAACGCGGGCAAAAACGGTTTAGGTATTACTCTCCAAGGCGATCATAAAGCCCCTTACATATGAGGGAGGGATCGCAAGCTCTGAGTTAATGCCTTGCCTACTATTGATGCGAAACTTGAACCCAGTGTCCTGGGCTTCGATTAATTGTTCACGGCTGAGGTTGATGATGACATCTTCATTGTGACTGCACAGGCCCGAGGCTTGACAGAAATTCACTTTACGGTCCACCGCTGTCGCACCAACGGTTTCGCCACCAACAAAGCTCACCGAATCGTAATACCGCCACCCACCGACATAACTGATAACCACATATATCTGGTGCTGCAGCTTGCCTGTTTTCTTATCCTCAAAAGCTCTGAGCCTCACATACTCGCTATCGGAAAAAAGCCCCCGCTGTTTGCTGGTGGAATGAACCGGCCCCAAAAAGGTTGCCGCAGAGTCAAATTCTGAGTTCTTCATCTCGACTTTACCGGCAATATACTCCGGCGACTTATTAGCCATATTCGTTGCGCAGCCAGAAATAACGAGCGTCACAACGAGCGCAAAAATCCCTTTCATCATTCCTCCATAGATCATCTTTCTTCCCTTCCCAGTTAAAAGAAAACACCACCGGCGACGCAGCCACCGAGAAACGCGGCGGCTACCACAAGCCTTACTGAATTAATCTGCAGGCAGTATTGAAGTGTAGCGGCCACGGGCGCCTTATCGCTGGCTTGATGGTTTTCAACAAAGGCATACACCTGGGCCAACTCTTCCCGGCCAAGTTCTTTCAACCGATCCATGCCGAAAGCGCCCAAGCAGAAACTTTCCATAGGCTCCTGGATACCTTTATCGGTTGCCACCCTCAGTATCTGGCCCACCAGCTTCTGACAGGCCGCATACTCCTTGGCGCTATCCAGGTAATCTTCCACTGCCTGCTGAGCAGCTTGATACTGGTCACGGGTGATATCGCCAACGCTCTCTACACCCAGGGCAGCGTGCACATGCCGCCAGATCTGCTGGGGCTCTTGCCGAAGCGTAGTCGCTGCTGACTTGATTTGATTGTTCAATTGGTGTCGCTGTGCAGGCACCAGCGGCTGCGTATCAACCTGCTTTGAGAAATTGAATTCCAGATAATCCCTGGTTGCCACCCGGTTTCCGTTACCGCTCGTTTCCATGCCATCCCCTAGCGTTACTGCCAACCACATCACAAAAGCGGTTTTACCATATGAAACCCATTCACGTATGACAAGTCGCCGCTGACATTGAGGGAAATACCTACAATTTCCACCTCTTCTGGATGACACCGCAGACCCTGAATATTCGGCAACCTATCCCTGCCTGCCGCCCTTACTGCGCAGAGCAGGAGCGACAGACGTGTCAGCGACTTGCGGCAGGCCCAAAAGCGAAATCGATTTCGCTTTTGTAATTGCGTCCCATTATTAGTTACTTATTTTCCTTGTAGTCCCTTCCCGCGACTCTGTTGCCGTCACCGGAAACCTCCATGCCGGAGCCTCCACCGAGCGCCTGCCCGGATAATATCCCGGATAGTAATGCTCTCCTTTCCCCGGCTGAAAGCTGCCGACACGACTCCAGAAGC